TTAAGTTTTCCTACTACGTCCCCGGCTGGTACGTCTCAACTGAAGATTGGCTCTGTTGCTTCTGCTACGGCAACAAGGGATGTGACGATTCCGGATGAAGGAATAGTTTTCACAGCCGGAATGTTCGTCCAGTACACGGTTTCCACATTTGGCACAATGACGGTATTTCATGCTTAGAAGGTAACCAATGAGCCGTATTTCTTCTTTCTATCTGGGGCTCGAGCAGGAAATTTGTGACGAGATCAGAGATTGGTCAAGGCACGCACTAGAGAGCCCAAACGAGGAATACGGCGGGTTGCCCGCTTGTACTTATGCCAAGAAGGCGTGGGAGGAGGACAAAGTAGGCTTCTCCTTCAAATACAGCTCTAGCTACCAGCCCCTGTATACCATTACCTCTACGTTCGATGATGTTTATGACGTAGTTATTCTGGTGGATCTGATCTATGAAAAGAGTTCAAAGAAGTTCCATGAATACCTGTGGGGCCTGAATGAGGCCATTTCAGAGGGGTTCTTTATCCAGAAAGACATGTGGGTCATGGGCTTTCACCCGGACGATGAGCCGAATGAAGATATAGATGACGGGTCCTTTGAGCCCGAGGTAGATACGGAATATGCCATGATCTTCATTCAACGCTTGTCAAAGCTGCAGGAAGCCTCTGATAAGCTGCGGAAAACCGGTTACTACGAGCATTATTTTGAAGGTAGAGCCGCCCCTTCTTTTGAAGCAAGGGCCGCTCTTTGTAACAAATTACGAGGGGAGAATACTCATGTCTAAAGTTAATCTTGGTGCGGGAGCAGTCCCAAATTTACAGGACGCCTTTTCTGCAGCTAGAGGAGATATAGAGGAAGGGGGCGCCGGTCTTAGCGCGGATGACGCTAAAAGGGAAGTGAAGCGAGCCCAAAAGAAAATCTCGAAGCGAATGCGAGGCGGCGGGATGGTAAAGAAAACCGGTGTCCGCAAGATGCGCGGCGGCGGGATGGCTAAAAAGAGAAAATAAATGGCAACTTCCTCTTCTGTTGATTTTGAGCTGGACGTAGCGAGCTACGTCGAAGAGGCGTTTGAGCGGTGCGGCTTGGAAGTCCGTACCGGCTATGATCTGAAGACCGCGCGCCGATCGCTCAATCTCATGCTGGCAGACTGGTCTAACCGTGGCCTTAACCAGTGGACTATCGAGCAGACCTCTATCACGCTGGCCTCCGATATTAGTGACTACCCTGGAGGCACATTGACTATGACGGTTGGGGACAGTGACAGCTTCACGGTAGGGGAAACCATTACCGGGGGGACAAGCGCCGCAACCGCTTCTATTACAAGCCTGCCGTCTTCTACCACAATGGCGATTACCCTCCCTTCTGGCACCTTTACCAGTGGTGAAACGCTTACTGGTGGAACCAGCGCGGCCACCACTACTTTATCGGCGGCGGTGGACCTGACAACGGTTCAAAAAACGATAGACATCCTGTCTGCGGTTATTACTCGAGACAGCACGGATTACGCCATCACGCGACTCAGCCGGGACGGCTATTTGGGTATTCCTAACAAAACTCAAACGGGCAGGCCCTCTCAGTTTTTTCTGAATCGTCAGATAACGCCGGTTCTCAAGGTATGGCCGACGCCTGAGAACAACACAGACATTATCAAGTTTGATCGCCTTGTCCGAATGGACGATGCCGATGACTACACTAATACAATGCAGATACCCTTCCGGTTTTACCCGTGCCTGGCGGCAGGACTGGCGTACTACCTTGCTATTAAGCGCGCGCCGGACAGAATACCGTTGCTGAAGTCTATTTATGACGAAGAATTCAACCGTGCGATGGAAGAAGACCGCGATCGAGCGTCCCTGACCATAACTCCGGGCCTTGGTTATGGCTAAATATGCAGCAGGTAAACGCGCTTACGGGATCTCAGATCGCTCTGGGTTCCGCTACCGTTTGAACAGGATGCGTAAGGAATGGACGGGAATGCTGGTGGGGCCGGACGAGTATGAGCCTAAACAACCGCAGTTAGGCCCATTTCGCAAGGTAACTGACCCGCAGGCGCTGAAGGACCCCAGGCCAGATCGAGTGGAGCCCGTAGTGGTCTATGTAGACACACCTTTATTATCTGAGAAGACCTTTACTCCGATAAGGGCCTTTGCCGTCGTTGGACAGGTCACGGTGACTACGACATGAGCTTTACCTACGCCACATTGAAGACGGCTATCCAGAATTACACGGAAAACGATGAAACCACGTTTACCAATAATTTAGACATTTTTATAAAGAACGCGGAAGAGCGAATTCTCAAGAACGCTGAATTGAGCCTGTTCCGTAAGAACGTATCGGGGTCGATGACTTCTTCTAATCAGTATCTGGGCTGCCCCACTGATTTTTTGGCGCCGTTTTCTCTTTCTTATACGTCTAGCAGCGTCAAGAATTTCTTGGATTTCAAGGACGTCAACTTTGTTCAGACGTTTAACCCTAATAGCGCCACCACGGGAACCCCTCGGTACTATGCTCAGTTTGACGTGGACAGCTTTATCATTGGTCCGACTCCGGACAGCTCTTACACCTCGGAGCTTCATTATTTTTATCGCCCCACCAGTTTGACGGCAGGGTCGGCAGACGGGACTACGTGGTTAAGCCTCAATGCCACGCAGGCAATGCTGTACGGGTGTCTTATAGAAGCATATACCTTTATGAAAGGGGAACCGGATCTGATGCAGGAATATGAAAAGCGGTTTTCTGAGGCGATGGTTGCTATCAAGATGCTTGGCGAATCGAAAGAGGTTACCGATCAATACCGAAGTGGCATGGTAGTGAGGCCAAATCAATAACATGTTTTCAGTTGAAGTTAAGGCAGCTGTTAATGGTGTGGGGGTGGAAACCACTCAATACCGTGGGTTTACTCCGGAGGAGATCGCGGAGCGGGCGGTTCGTAAAATAGTCGCCGTTTCAGAGGGGGCCGATCCTATGGTCCAAGCCCAGGCAGAAGCATTTAAGAGCAGGGTTTACCATGTTATCTTAGCTGCTTGTAAAGATGCGATAAATAGCGATCGGACCACGTTATATAATCTTTTTAATAAACAAGGCCATGAGGACATGGCTGAAATTTTACGGAGGCTGTAATGGCTATAACTCAGGCAATGTGTACCTCCTTCAAGAGTGAGCTATTGCAAGGAATTCATAATTTCCACAATGGCTCAGGCGGCGGTACGACCACCACAACTGGCACCGGTAATACATTTAAGGTCGCACTCTATACATCAAGTGTTACTTTGGCCGCATCGACAACCGCTTATGCCACCACCAACGAGGTTTCTGGCACGAACTACAGTGCTGGAGGCAATACGCTGACTAATGTCGATCCTTCCGCATCTGGAACGACAGCTCTGACAGACTTCGCGGATAGCACATGGAGTTCAGCGACGATCACGGCGAACGGTGCCTTGATTTACAACTCCAGCACTACAGCAGGTAGCGCGAATCGAGCAGTGGTGGTTCTCGCTTTTGGTGGGGATAAGACTTCTACAGCAGGCGATTTCACGATCACATTTCCCGCAGCCGATGCGAGCAATGCGATTATAAGAATTGCGTAGTGAGTAGATGATGTGGCTGATGCAAAAGTTGCATGGCAAGGCTGGAACTCTAGCAACATTGCGTGGGGTGAAAGCACTTGGGGTGACGCAGAAGAGGCGTTGCCCGGATCAACAGCGTCTGTTAATTCAGTCACTGTTACTGCTGCCGCTGTCGTATCGGTCACAGGTAACTCAGCCACAGTATCAACCTCGTCTGTCACGGTTGCAGCAGCAGCAGGGGTTAGCGCAAGCGGTAACTCGGTTACTGCATCGACTGCATCTGTCACAGCCACAGGCATTGCCATCGTATCGGCTACAGGTAACGCTGCCACCTCCGCAGTCGGCACAGTCGTTGCAACGGGTAATGCGTGTATCTGCCCGGTTACAGGAAACTCTGTCACCGCATCGACTGCTAGCGTCACTCCGACGGCAGCAGCAGGGGTTAGTGCAAGCGGCAATGCGGCGACTGCCAGTGTGGGTAGCGTTGGTATTGAAACCGATCAAGTTATTTCGGTCACTTCTGATGCATCTACGGCCTCTACCAGCGATGTCACTGTCGTTGCCAAGGCAGCGGTTGAAGTCACTGGAAATCAAGCTGAAGCATCTACAACAAGTGTTTTGGTATGGGGTCTTGTGGACACAAGCCAAACACCTAACTGGTCTTCAGTTTCAAGTTCACAAACACCTAGTTGGAGTTCGGTGGATACCGACCAGACTCCTGATTGGAAAGAGG